GCCCGTTCAAAGGCATGCCTACTTTAATGGGCGTTGTTGCCCATCGAAAATTGTGGTTAGGTGAATAATTCCAGACAGTTGACATGATATACTGCCCCAAAGGGGATCCAATAACTGTCCGAACCTTGTCAGCTAAATATTTCTTTGGAGGAAGTGCCTCATCCTTCACAGAAACATGAGCTACTGGGGCAAGCAGAGGAGCAAACTCAAAAGTCGCCCTCCACAATTTCTTAAACTGAGCGTACCCAATGGTGGATATAAATTTCCACCTTGAATACTTCTTGCGGGGATTGGAAGGATCGACCATGAAGCTACCAAGAGCGTACTTCTTCTCCCACATTTTAATAATATAATTCATCGGAGTGATGCGAGAGAATTTGAAAATATCTCCAACAAGGAACCAAACATCATCTATTTCTATGTCTGGGTAATCATACTTTGGACTTTTGAAGTAACGGGCTACGCTCTCTAGCTCATTGTCCAAATTCCTAAATTCCTCACTCCTGCGCCATTCCACAGCCTTCACTCTTAATGGATCCAGGGCTGTGTCAACATACATTTTCCGATTATGTATGCCCTGCTGCCAATCTGTGCCAGAAATCAACCAAGATGCGTAGGCATGCGAAGACCCAAACCTACTAGGCTCAGTTAAATTGACATTAATCGGCCAACCTGCATCCCTCATAATGTCAAGAGTCTCTTGGATGTGTTCAGCATCGTAAGAGCTCTTACCACCCATGAGGTAATGTGGCAGGCCTAAATCAGCAACAACCACAGCCAGTTTGGCCACAGTATCGGTGAACACTGGCAAAATGCCAGACATTGTCCGATTAGGTAAAAATCCTGTTCTGGAAACCCATTTCCTAGAAACAAAATTATACTCAATGGCCCAAGTTGTTAAATCAACAACGATAGCTGTCATAGTCCAAGAAACCCATTCAACAAAAGAAGTTGAAAACAGGGACAAAACCCAGACTAATACAGCCCATGAAACACTAAGAAAGAACATCACGGATCCAGGAGTCAACATGACAACTGTGACCACTAGCAACACATAATAACGTATTATGGTGGCTAGCTTCCTCAGTGGCTTTAAATAAAGAGCAATAAAGTAATTTATGGACCATAAAAGTGCCAACAGAAATACACTCGGCCCAGGCAATAGGTGCTCATGTAAATAAATAATGAAACGGCTCCAGAAAACTGAAGTCAATTCATAATAAGACGAAAAACTAGTCTCATCCACATGAGCCGCCATCCATTGTGACTGAAACTGGCCCAAAAGGCGAGCATCGTCATTTTCAAAACTGGCAATCGCAAAGCGAATAGGCCCAAGCCCCAAGGAATGCATAACACCAGGGGCGTCAGCCCAAAGTGCATGTTTGGGGCCAACCAGTTTGATCAACCTATACTCAGATTTGACAAAACTCCTAAAAAACACCAATAATATGATGAAAATGGAGAAAGCCACTATATGAGCATTGGTTGCCATGCCAACAACTATTAAAGGAGCTGGCAAAAAGAAATACAAAGAAAGCAATACAAATGGCCAAATGGCCAATATAAAAATGATAAGGAGCAGCATAATGCTGATCCCAACAACCACTGCAGCCTTCAAGGCATACTCCAGTGGCAATAGGACAAAAGACAGAAGTCCGGCTGATATCA